TAAGTTTGGGTAAGGTCGTCCTGCTTTTTTAGCACGAGCCTTTGCTTCAGCCTTTTTTTCAGGCGTCAATTTCTTATCTTTTTTGGATGGGTCTGGTGTATCCCAGACTTCTTTTTTCTTTGTCATACTTTTCAATGATACTAGACATGGAGGTGACTTTTCGGTGTAGGATGCATACCCCAACACAAGGAGTACAAATGGCAGACGGACCTTTTATTCAATTCCCCAAATGGCTTAGAGAGTATCTAAGGGGGGACGCCACCACCACGGATGTATTGCTGGAATTGCTTGGGTACATGGACGGAAAGACCCAAAAGTTGACGACTTCTTATGGGCATATTGCTGAACGCACTGGATATCACCGCACGACAGTCATCAAGTCTGTGAACAAATTGGTGGAACTTGGGGTGCTGGTAAAGCAGAACCGAAGCAAGAATGGGCGCTCATTGACCAACGAATTTTACGTCAATTTCAATAACCCAAACTACCTCACAGTAGGGGTAGTGTCAGAACTACCCTCCCCATTAGGGGTAGTCGGGGGACTACTGGGTGGTAGTCCTGGGGCTACCCCCGAGGGTAGTCGGGGCGCTACCCAATTAAGAATAAAGAACAAGAATAAAAAGAACAAGAAGGAAAATTTGGGAAAGATAGACCCAAGGTTGGTGTCATGATGTCACGACAGCAAGATGATTGGGGAATGGCATTTGGTTCCGACAAAGATGTTTACACTCCCCCAGTAAAAAAGAAACCCAAACGAAAAGATTCCACAGCATCTTTGGTTTACGATTTTCGTGACCAGTTGATGATGGACACCAGTAACCTGATGAACTCCCAAGTGAATGGTCCAGCCATGATGAAAGCGTTCCGCACCATCTTGGATACTGGACGTTCCTATGATGACATCCGAGCAATGATTAACCAGTTCCACAAAGATATTGCTATCAAACCATTGACCGATGGCATACCAGCATGGAAGGCTTTCATTGGTCGCCTTGATTCCTTGGCTAAAAAGGTTGGCACCACCGAAGATGTACCGAAATATGACGGACCTAAGATTGACCCACGATTGATGAGTAATGATGACTGAATGGCATAGCAACAAGTATTGGCAAAACCGCTCTAAAGAAGAGCGTTTACGGAACCTGCGGATTCCAGCCAGATACCTTGGAAAAGACTTAAACACTTATGACAGTGAAGCAGGAGACAGTGAGGCTTTTAATGCCATTAACCACTGGTGTTCCAAAGCCACAGACAACCTCACAGAAGGCATGGGAATGGTCCTGTACGGTCCCACAGGCGTTGGAAAGACACATCTAGCCCAAGGGGTGCTTGTGAATGTTGTAGGCTCCCATACACGCTCAGGAATCTTTGTTACCTCTGACCGTTACGTTGACATGGTTTACGATGAAATGCGTAATGATGGTGAATTGCCTGAACCGTATTCAGACCCGTTTCTGATGAAGTACATGAGACGAACCTTTGACTTGGTTGTCCTAGATGGTTTGGGAGCAGAGAGGGCAACAACAGAATTTGCTCGTAACGCATTGATTTCATTAGTTGACAATCGTTATGAAGAAAAGTTGACAACAGTTGTTACAACTTCTTTGAGTCCTAATGAGTTAAGCCGAACCTACGGAAAGCGTGTGTTGTCAATCTTTCAAGAGAGTTGCTATTTCATCAACGTTGAGGGACCTGACTACCGAACGGTCTTTAACGATGCAAAGTAATGACATTGGAAACTTTAACGACATAGGTCAAGGGGTTCTGTTTGAAGGTCTTCTTGCTTCTCCACCTGAGCGCCGCTTCTTTCAAAAAGCAGGTTCCGATTGGGATAAGGAATTATCTAAATGGAAATCTAATGAACTTCCTTTAAAAGCACTTGTTGATTATTCTGACCGACTTGGTATTGACACAGAGGTTTATACATTCCTTGGTCAAGATGCAGTAGACGCCATTGACCGTTGGCTTGGTCGCAAAGGCATTTCTCTTCCTGTGTATTCGTACAACAGTGTTGAAGAACTTTCCTATGACTTGCGCTTCAAGCGTTCAGTGCGTACTATCTACGTTCCCGAGCAAGAACAAGCCGCCATCATTGGTCTTCGTGCTACGGTAGCAGACTCTAAGAAAGCATGGTCCATCTAGTGGCTAACTCAGAACACCTCCTCATTAGCAAGGTTATTCAATCAGGAGATATTAGCCCAATCATTAACGCAGGTCTTAGGTCTGACCACTTCTCAGGCGAGACACAGAAAATGTGGATGTGGATTTCAAGTTACTGGAGAGAATACGGAACAGTTCCTACTGACCGTGCATTCCATCAAGAGTTTGGTGATGTAACACTTTCTGATGCAACGATGGAACCGTTCCCTGCACTTATTGACGAACTGTTTCATTCATTTAAACGGCAACGCCTAATTGAAACCATCAGCACAGTAATGCCTGCGCTGAACAACAACTTAGTTGATGAAGCCTTTTCTGAATTAGCCGCAGGGTTGCAACGAGCCTCTACAGAGACCGCACGTCTTCGTGATGTTGACATCATCACTAACTGGGAATCCCGTATCAGTCGTTACGAAGAAATGCGTAGCATGCCCAATGCTTTGCGAGGTATTCCAACAGGGTTCTTAGGTCTTGACCGAATTACAGCAGGACTACGCCCACAGCAGTTGATTACATTTGTTGGCGAAGCAAAGAAGGGTAAGTCAATGATGAGCCTTATCATGGCAAATGCCGCACACGTCCATGGCATCAGTCCTTTGTTTGTTTCTTTTGAAATGAGTATTGAAGAGCAAGAGGCTCGTTATGACGCACTTATCTCCAAGGTGTCACACACACGTATTATCCGTGGTGACATTACTAAACGTGAGATGGAGAAAATTGAAAAGGCTTTGCGTATTCGCAAGAACATGCATCCATTCCACATGACTGAGGACTCTTCATCATTGACAACTATTAGTGCATTGGCTGGAAAGATTCAACAGTACCGTCCTGGCATCTTGTTTGTAGATGGTGTGTACATGATGGACGATGAGAACGGCGAACCTAAGAACAGCCCACAAGCCCTTACCAACATCACCCGTTCTCTCAAGCGGCTTGCTCAGAGGTTTGACATCCCAATCGTAGGAACTACTCAAGTGCTATCTTCAAAGTTAAACAACAAGAAGTCACGTGCTATCACGGCAGACTCAATTGGTTATTCATCTTCTTTTGCACAGGACTCAGACCTAGTGCTTGGCGTAGAGTCAGACCCTGATATTGACAACCAATCAATCATCCGAGTAGTTATTGCACGTACAGCACCCAAAGGTGAGGTTCGCATTAAGTGGGACTGGGAGAACATGGATTTTACGGAGGTAGACGAAAGTGGCAATGAAGACAACTGGTACTACTGATATTCAACATGTTCTTGTTGATTTAGGTGTTGAGGTAACTCGTGCTGGAGAAAGAGAAATCTCTGGTCGTTGCCCCGTACACCTAAGCCGCACAGGGCATGTAGACCATTCACCTTCGTGGTCAATGAATGCTGAGACTGGTTTATGGATTTGCTATTCGTGTGGTGCTCGTGGAACACTTGTAGGTTTGATTTCTGAATTAACGGGAGACGAGACATCTTTAATTGATGTTCATTCATTTCTGATTAACTCAAGTCTTGGCAGGATTAATCGTGAAGACATCCCTGAACCTGAACCCGAGATTGATTGGATTTCATACAGTCGTTTTGACGTTGTACCAACGTCTTATTTGTACAACAGGAACTTAGATGCATCTGTTGCACGTTCCTATGGTATCCGATGGGATACATCAAACAAAGCATGGGTTATTCCTATTGTGTCCCCTTTGGGCCAACTTATGGGTTGGCAGTCTAAAAAGCCTGACTGGGTTCGCAACTACCCAATTGGTATCAAGAAGAGCCACACTTTGTTTGGTATTGAAAAGTTCTTAAACAAACCAGCAGTACTCGTAGAGTCACCTTTAGATGTTATTCGTTTAGCATCTATTACAACAGGGGTACAAGGATTAGCAACTTTTGGTTCATACGTCAGCACAGAACAACTTAGTTTGCTTAACTCCGTTGCATCTAAAGTAATTGTGGCAATGGATAATGACGAGGCTGGTTTAAAGGCTAGCAAAATGCTATTTAAAACAATGCCCCGATTTGATGATGGTGTTTTATGGTTAAACTATAAGAACACAAAAGCAAAAGACATTGGTGACATGACAGACGAAGAAATCTATGACGCTCTAAGCACAGCCACTGCAATCCCTGGGTGGGTGCTATGACCTTTACAGGAACTTTGTACCCTTTTCAACAAGAGGCAAGCGAACGGATGGTAGAACGAGGGCAAATGCTGCTTGCTATGGTCATGGGTGCTGGTAAGACACCAACAACCCTGTCAACCATTGAAGCACTTATTGAAGATAATGAAATTAGCAGAGTATGTGTTGTAGTTCCCTCCAGCCTTAAATACCAGTGGCTTCGTGAAATTGGTAAGTTCACTACATCTAAAGCAATTGTTATTGATGGGACTCCAAAGCAACGTGAAAAACTATGGCGTTTGTCTATTGGTTGCCAGTACGTCATTGTTAATCCAGAGAGTTTGACAAAAGACATAAGCCAGTGGGAAGCCATGCGATTTAACGCAATGGTTATTGATGAAGCCACAATCATTAAATCATTTACTTCTAAACGTTCTAAGATGTTAAAGAAGTTAGGTGCTAAATGCCACTACCGTTTTGCCCTTACAGGACAACCTATTGAGAATAAACCTGAAGAGTTGTTTTCAATTATGCAATTTGTAGATTCTTCAGTGCTTGGCAAATTTGATTCTTTTGACAGAACATTTATTGTGCGTGACCACTTTGGAAAACCAACACGATATAGAAACCTTAGACAACTAAATGATTCAATGTCAGAAGCAATGGTTCGTAAAACAAGAGATGACATTAAAGACCAACTCCCTGAAGTAATTACACAAGTTATCCCTGTACAGTTTGACAATACAATTGCAGGTGTATACGAACGTATTTCTACGGATTTGTTAGAGCAAATTCAAAAAGCAATTACAAGCAACGGCAGGTCTTTTGACTTGTGGGCGCACTACCACGGAGGTCAAGGAAATGAAGCGCAAGGTCAAATTATGTCTAGGCTTACTGTATTACGTATGCTCTGCGATAATCCTAGGCTGGTGGTGGAATCAGCCAAAGCGTTCAATGACCCTACCCAAAACACTGAAGGAAGCGCATACGCTGCCAAGATACTTGCGGAGGGTTGGCTCCCCGAAACTTACAAGACACCCAAACTAGATACCGTTGTTGAATACATTAAGGATGTTTTAAATGAAGACCCAACTAACAAAGTGGTACTTTTCTCGTTCTTTAAGAAGAACCTACGGATTATCCAGGAAGCAACTAAGGGACTTACGCAAAGCGTACTCTTCATGGGTGGTATGGGTGCAGACCAGAGAGATGTTGCAAAGCAAAAGTTCGCAACCGAGGATGGCGTTCGGCTCTTTTTATCCTCTGATGCAGGAGGTTACGGGGTGGACTTACCGCAGGCCAATTACCTTATCTCTTACGATTTACCTTGGTCTGCTGGAAAACTGGACCAAAGAGAAGCCCGAATTATCCGTCTGTCGTCAACACATCCGCACGTTACGGTTGTATCTTTCGTCATGAAAGGCTCTATTGAGGAGCGCCAATACGAAATGCTTCAACAAAAACGAGAAATAAACAAGGCGTTCATTGACAAGGGGTATGACAGTCAGGGTAAATTTGAACTGAACTTGGGCACCCTGTCTGAGTTCCTAAGCCACTCAGAGGTATAAATATGACAACGCCAGATTATTACGAAAGACTTGCACAAGAGTTTAAAAAGTCAAAAGAAGCAATTGATTCATTAACAAAACGCCAGAATGAAATGCGAACCGAACTTGTAAAAGTAATACAAGAAAACGGATATGAAGATGACAAAGGGCATTTGTGGTATTCGGCTGGTTCCGCAGAGATAAAGTACGAGCGCCGTGTTAGTCGTTCTTTTAACATTGAAGCCGCCGAACAATGGGCAAAGGGTTTAGGCATTTGGGAAGACCTTAAAAAGGTTGTGGAAATGCTGGATGAAGACAAACTTCTTGGGTACGCATGGAACCACAAAGATAAAGAAGAAGAGATTCAAGGTTTCTACACAGAAAAGGAATCATGGGCACTGAAGGTGTAGATGATTTCATGGGTCTCTTTGGGGACTTGCCTAACTTTCCAGGCAAACGTGCTCCCAAGAACCGCCCTGATAGTCCTGAAGTAGTTAATTCTGTACTTGAAAACCGTTACAACGGTATAAAAGGAAAAGAATACATAATCAATGGTGAGAAATTAATGATGTACACCATTGGACAAGTTTGTGCCGCACTTGGCAAAAGTGCTGTTACACTCAGGTCGTGGGAAAGCCAAGGCTGGATACCTAAATCCAGTTTTAGAACACCACCACCAAATAATGTACAAATACCAGGAAAAGCATCCAAGGGGCGGCGTCTTTATACGCAACAGCAACTTGACACGCTTATAGATGGTGTGTCATTATTTAACATAGCAGACCGACACCGAGGTGATTGGAAAGCGTTTAAGCAATACATTCAAGAAAATTGGAAGAGATAATTATGGGAAAATATGATGAAGAAAACACGGGCTTTGAAACTCGTGAAGAAGCAAGCACAGAGAAGCCACAGGCACGTACGCTAGTCCGTGGTGGTTGGGGAAGCGTTGACGCAGTCAAGAACGCAGACTCACCATTCGCACAGCGTTTGAAGATTGCGGATGAACCGCAAATTATTAAGTTTCTTGATGACGAGCCATACGCATCATGGCGTCAGCATTGGATTGAGCGTCAAGGACAAAAGTCTTTTGTTTGCATCGGTGAATTTGATGACAAGGGTTGCCCATTGTGTGACTCAGGTGACCGACCTTCAGTTCGTATTGCGTTTAACGTCGCTCTACTCATTGCTGGCGAAGAACCTGTAATCAAGTCCTATGAAGTTGGACCACGAGTTATTGACCAGTTGAAGAACTTCCACACGGACCCACGCACAGGACCTTTGTCTAAGCACTACTGGGCAGTCAGCAAGACTGGCAAGGGCGCTACTACAGCCACTAGCCACCAGTTGGTTAAAGACCGTGACCTTGAAGAGTGGGGCATTGCAGAAATTGATGACGCAGGTCTCAAGGGACTTATCAGTAGGTCTTACACTGCCGACATCATTTCAATCCCGTCTCGCAAAGACCTGATTGACATTGCCAACGAACTAGAATAATGGCAGAGGGAGAAACTCCCTTTGTTGTTACATCCTTAGAGCAAATTCATAAACTTGTTGCCGACGTGCAGGAAGTGGGCGCTTTTGCCTTTGACGTTGAGACACGGGGAATACTAGAACGCCACCCAGATATGGTGGATGCTATGGAAAAAGCGTGGAAGAAACACGTTAGTTCCTTAAAGAACCCTAGTCCCGAGATTCAACGCCGTGCTCACGAAAACTTTGAAGCAAAGTACCGTGGCATGTTGGCAGTTGACCCTTTGCGTAATGATGTATTTTGGATTGGTATTGCAACACGTGGAAAATCGTGGGCAATCCCGATGGGTCATCCATTGGGGGAAATCATTGAGCCTGAAGAAATAGGTGATGGTTCAACGATTCCCCCAAGTGGGTACCGCAAGGTTCTTAAAAATGGTCAAGAGTCTATGGCAAAGTCCACGTACCATATACCTGCTGTGTTCTCAGAAGCACCCTTGCAGTTATCTCGGTCAGATGTCTTTGAAGCCTTGAGACCCATATTTTTTAGTGACCTTGTAAAGATTGGGCATAACGTAAAGTTTGATGCTCGTAGCATCTGCAAGTACTACGGAGAAATACCACCAGGTTTGTACGCCGACACCATGTTGTTACAGCACCTAGTGAACGAGAACCTCATGTCTTATTCATTAGAGAATCTTATTATGCACAACTATGGCAAACATAATGCGTACGAACGAGATGGCAAACTAGGTAAGTTTATTACCTCTGTTCCATTTAACAAAGCAGTTAACTACGTCCACCTTGATGTTCGCTGGACATGGTTGCTGTACACACGGTTGTGGAAAAAGGTCAAGCAAGATACTGCGCTAGTTAACTCTTTCTACCAAGACACAGAAGTATTACATATCTTGATGCATATGGAAAACGAGGGAATACCCGTTGACCACCACAATATGCAGTTACTAGGTAAAGAGTTAGACGGCAAGATGCGTGACACCTTGTTGGCTCTCCATGAGTTCACGCCAGCAGGTTTCAACCCTGACTCCACTAAGCAAAAGCAAGAGTTCTTATTTAATAAAAAACGTGAGGGTGGTTTAGGATTAAAGCCTTACAAGTTGACCAAAGGTGGTATGCCATCTGTAGATGAAGAAACTTTACGGCACCTTGAAGCAGAGCACCCAGCGCTTGAACTTCTAATCCAATGGTCAGAAACACAAAAACTAAAATCAACCTTTGTTGATGGCATGCTTCCTCGCTTGTACAAAAGCAGACTGCACCCTTCCTTTCACTTACACCGAACAGCAACAGGTCGTTTGTCGTCCAGTGACCCCAACCTTCAAAACATCCCACGAGATTCAAACATTCGTAGTTTGTTTGTAGCCCCCAAGGGTCACACTTTGATTGTGGCTGACTATGACCAAATTGAACTTAGGGTTATGGCGATGTATTCACAAGACAAGGAACTATTGCATGTGTTCAATAACAATATTGACATTCACACGGGTGCGGCAGCCCTTCTCTTTAAGAAGAAGATAGAAGACGTAACAAGTGAAGAACGCCAGATTGGTAAAGGGGTTAACTTTCTTACAGCCTATGGAGGCGGTCCAGGGAAGTTAGCACGTACTACGGGCATTCCATTTGAGCAGGCTCAAGAAATGATTCAAGAGTACTATCGCCAATTTGCTGGGCTAACTGCTTGGAAACAAGAAGTAGTGGCTGAGGGTAGGAAGATGGGCTATGTCACCACCTTGTCAGGTCGTAGGCGCAGACTCCCTGACCTTATGTCCAGCGATAAAGAAAGTCGTGCCCGTGCCGAACGTCAGGCTGTAAATGCCGTAGTACAAGGGTCAGCGGCTGACCTATGTAAGCAAGCAATGATTAATATTGCTCGTGACCTAGCAGGTACCAATGTAAAGATGCTAGTACAGGTTCATGACGAATTGGTAGCCGCAGTCCCTTGTGAAGAATTAGATTCAATTATTGACCCGTTCATTACCGCCATGGGAAATGGTAACGTAATTAAAGGAGTTCCTCTCATGGTTTCGTATCACAACGCATCCAATTGGTCGGAGGCAAAGGGATGATAATGATAGATATTGACCAAAGAATGTTTTATTTGATGCTTTCTGCTACGGAAGGTCAAAAGTTTGCCAGTGCCATGGGGTTTCCAACCCCTTCAGAAGATGTGCAAGAACTTGAAATTATGGATGTGTTGTCCAG